GTAGGATTGTCAAGCATTATTTCCATTTGCGTGGCTGTATTTGTGCGACCGAACAATCGTGATATTGGGTAAATGGCGCGTGATAAGATCATTTCTTATTTGCCTTTCTTCGTCATCGTTGCGAGCGATTCCGCCGAAACTCCAGCTGTGCAGTCTGCCCATGCTGTCCTGTCTGGCGTATTCAATGATATGGAATACGTCATAAAAATTATCAGTCATGTGAGCCGCCTTCGGTATCTGCATCCATGAGTATTGATTTAGGTGGGAATGGAATGTCTGGTGTGGTTTCTATGCCGCCAGTAATATTCTCATACAACACTTCAAACTGTTCATGCTCGGCTACTTCTTCGGTAAAGTTAGCCTTGTGATACACCTTGACCATGCGACGGAAAATCTTCTTGTCCAGCTCAAACTTGTCGCAGGTGTCGGCTATGGCTTCTTTGATGAACTCACGTTCAGCCTCGATGCGATACAGGCTATTGCTTATCTCCTGCATTGAGGCTTGGATCTTTTTTCTGTCTGCTGGATTGCTTGGTATATTCATTTTCTAACTCCTTCTCATCATCACGGTGGTATATAATTGTAATAGGTTTCCAGTATTTGTGCAAGAGGTTGTTACCTAATATGCAGAAACCAACTATCAAACTAAGGCTCAGGCCCAGTAGTATAACAATGTTGAGTATAATTACGGCTGAGGTTAATTCGGATAATCCCATGTTAGTCTTCCTGTTCTGGTGTCCCTGTCTTGGGACGTTTCTCCTTGACTCTGACGGCACTGGCCAACTGTGCCTGAATCATGGCTCGTTTAAATTCACCACGACGATGTGGATCTGTGATCATCGCTAGTTGATATTTAGTGTTACGCTTCATTTTAAATGCTGCGGTTGCCTTCATTGTTTCTCCTTGAAATGATCTAATATTGCATCTTCTACTAAAACTCGTCCTGTATAGTCTGTACTCATGCCATGTCGTTCTAGAATATGCTGGCGAGCAACACCAGCACATTCATTGATGATTGACGCTGTAAATTTTTCTAGAGCATCACGGTAGATATGACTATTATATTCTGTATCTGCGGGTATAGTAAGACCCGCAGCCTTGATTAGTTCTCGAATTCGTTCATTCATAACCAACTCCTGTCCAATACATAAGATTGTCGACCCTTGATACGCACATCAATCTGACGCCACTTCAATGGCAACTTCTTGGCCAAGCGTCGAGCCTGAGCCAACGACGCTGTACTGATAAAATTACTCCAACAACCATGTTTATGCACCATCTTTTTCAATGGCACATAATAGTATCGACGAGCATAGCATCTACGAAAGTATTTAATTGTTCTGGCCATTGCCGAATGTCCTGATCCAATCTTCTTTGAAGCCTGCGATATCCTGCTGTACACCGAGCTTGATATCATCTGCAACATGGTTTACAACTGCACAACCTGTCTGCATCAAAATAAACGCCAATAATATAATTTTTTTCATGTCCGCCTCAGTATTTAATTTCAGTATCTCGAGTTTCTCCACCCAGCTCCTTGACCCGTTTTAAATAGGTCTGAGCTTCAATGGCTGACGCAAACTTCTTCATGTCATACCAACGATCACCTGAAGAGAACGCAACCTTGGTCTGCACAACATAGCCCATGCCATCAAAGTCGCGATGATCTGCGTATTCACGCAGTATAATTCTATATTCATATTCTGCTGCCATTATCCACGCCTCATAGTAGAAATATCCTTGGCTTCTTTATCACTAAAGATTGGAACCATGTTACTCTTGTGCATGGTGCCTATGCCAATCATTTTATCACCTGTATACTGTTGCTGCTTAACTGGCGCTGTGCTACCCAAGCCAGAGTCCACGCTGGGAATATGACGGCTGGTTCGTTCCATGTTCATATTCTTGGGACCAGTATACACCTTACGTTGTAACTTACGGGCTGGCGCAGTCTGATATCGACTCTGTAACTCGGCCCAGTCTTGCGCCAGCTGCTGCTCTTTCTGCTTATGCTCAGAGCTGCGATACTTGTGCTTGCCCTTCTTCTTACCTGTCATGGACAACCAAGGTCCTTCCAGATGCATGCTCATTTCTTTACTGCAACGCTAATAAATGCGTTCAATATAACCACTGCACACCAGGTCTGCAGGTTATATGGAATGCTGAGATTAAACAATACATTCAGAGCCTGGATAACCAACAATGGACCTAGAACTGCTATGACTGCTATAAATGCCAGCATAACCCAGAGCATGGCGCTAGATGAATCTGCTGCGATAAAAGGCTTCAACAATCTATTAATCATGATCTACTTCTCCTTATTGACAGATTTGACGACTGGTAATATATTCACCGTAGCTGTTATACAGGTCTTCGGTTGAACATTCATACTGTGGAATACGAATCGGAGGCAGGGTAGCTGGACCATTTCTTGGTGGCACTACCGTGATGCCTGCTGGACGACGACGGCTAGGACGTTCATAGTTGTCTTCATAGCCATCGTCGAACTGACGACGATTGTTGGGGATATTGGAATAACGTGAACTGCGATGTACGTCGGGACGACCATTATTATAATCATCCATGAAATGCTGCACTAATAAAGTACCTGCAATACCAGTCAACATACCCTGTTCACGATCACCCCAGGCAAAAGCTGAACTAGAAACACCGGCAATTAAAGCAAAAGCAACGATAAATTTTTTCATTTCATTCTCCAATTAATCAATGTACTTCAATTATATAGTAACGATGCTAGATGTCAAGCAATTTTACATGCTCCAAAAAGTCTCAGAACTTGGTGAGCAGAAATAAGGGCGGTCTGCAGCTTCCATGAACTTGACCCCTGTCATGTAATTGGTGCGTTCAACCAACTCTGAGTCCTCGGGTACCAACTGCACTTTCATCATCTTAAGATAGCTATCTGTAGCGCAAAGTCTGACAGTATTGCGACTAGTTTTTATGTCAATCCAGGCTACAATTTTGTTGGCAGCATTGGGTGCTAATACTATGTCAACTATGGTTCCAGTTAATTGACCTGCTGCACTTGACCAAGTAACCTGGTTATTAATTTTTAGCTTCATTTTCTGGTCCTTTCTCATTTAACGTACCATTATTATAGCAAAAAAGAACCAGAATGTCAAGCACGAAAAGCCAATAGCATCAAGGCTTTTCCGTCGATGGTTCTGGAAGAAGCCCTGGAAACGCGGTTTTCACCACAGATTCAGTGAGTCCTTTATATCGCTTGGCTAGAGCCTTGTCTTTTAAAGCAATCAGCATTTCAGCCTCAACAGCATTGATTCCTTCCAGCATCTGTATAAAGATGTTTTCAATCTGAATTCGCTTGAGATTCACTGGGCGACGTGGATGTCCTTTGATCAGCAGATACATTCTGCGCTGCTCAGCAAAGAAGTTGGTCTCGGCCATGTTAACTGGATGTGGGCTGGGCTTGTAGGGTGGTGCACCCTTGGGTAAATCAAACTGTATATTTGGATCAAAGTTGTAGCGCAGAACATCGCGCAGGGTTGTGGTATCATGCTTCTTTAGTATCTCGGCTCGCTCAGCAGGTGTGGCGTCTGCTAGCTTGTCAAAGATTTCAGGTATTAAAAGGCGCATTAAAATTCTCCTAGATGCTCGATCATATTTTTCATCTTATGCTCGATAAAGTAATTCAACAACTGTCCACGATCCTTTCTAGGCTGCGTGGTCCAGGCACTGACAATATTATTACGTACTGTGTCAGGTATATATTCAAAGTCGATGAGATAGCGATTGCGCTGGAAGTTACGAGCTACGTCGACTTCTACATGATTGTGAAAATCGTCTAGAGCAATCTGCTGCCAGGCTTCTAACTTCTTGGCAGTCACTGGCTTCTGGCGCTTGTCTGTGACGAATGTATCATCCTCACTTAATATGTTGGGAATGCCATCGCCTTTATCGCCTTTGACGATATGTTCCATCAAATAGCTGTTGATGGTGCTGTCAGGCTTGACCCACTTCTTGTGAATAGGACTATACTGGCTGACATTTTTAAATTTCTGTAGCTGTATGAAGTCATGATCGCCACTCAATATTAGTACTGGCTGTGGCACTTCGTCTAGTCCTTCAGTGACCAGGGCATTGGTCTGAGTCCATTGTGACAAGACAGCAATGACATCATCAGCCTCGGCTCCTTCTACGTCAATGACCTGGTATGGAAAGAAGGCATGCAGCTCGGCTCGAATCTCTGCTAGTGTGTCAAAGATCAACTTCCAGTCAAAGCCTGAGTCTTGTCTGGCCTTCTTGCGACTTGCCTTATAGTAGGGGAATTTATCTTTGCGCCAGTAGTGACGATTGTCGCAGGCTATGACCAGTTCGCCAAATTCAGCACCGAACTTTACCTTGTAGGATCGTATGGCATTGATAATCATGTGACGAATCAGATCCTTGCGAATCTCTACGTCGGTTCGACCTGCCAATTCCGCCATTAATGTGCTAATGGCAGTCTGATTAAAATCAACTATAATCATTGTATTCTTTCACTGTTAATAGTTTAAATCGCTGTATGGATCTGCCTGTTTCTTTTCTATTTTATTGACTTCAGTTTCAAGCTCACGGAATGATCGGCTAGCTCTAAGAGCATTGTTTAAGCTGGCATTACGATTAATTTCCTGCATCAGTACACGATTGCTTTCATCGGTATTATATTTTAATCTGACGAATGCACGATAGCCACCATTTTCATGTACTACCTGTAATTTATCGCGCTGTACACCTATGAGGTTGACTCTGGCCACCACCATTTTGGTAGTACGGTCTATGTCAGGCATCATTGTTTTGCTGTTACCACTCTGTGCAGCATAGTCCTTCATCATGGCACTGATGTGTGAACTAAAGTTAGCAGCCAATTCTCGCTTGGCACTTAGCATGGCATGGTCTACAGCGAACTGAAAGCTTCGGCTTTCTTCTGTGGCTACTGCATAGATGCTCTTATCCTTGCTATCCTGTGTCTCAGTATACCAGCTTGGATAGTTGACTTCATTGCTAAGCAGACGTTTGCCTGATCCTTCGCTGTCTACACCAGCGCTGGGCCTTACCAACGATACTGGTGTACCACAAGCAGTTAGGGCCAAAACCAGGGGAGCTACTACATATAATTTTTTCATGATAACCTCATATA